AAACAAGTATCCGTTTTTACATCAGTTATGTAGATGGGATATATCTCATTCATTTAATATACAAAAATATTTACCAACCGAAGCGTATTTTTTATTACATAGTGAAAACATGGGTATGTTTAATGGTTTTGCTGAAAGGAGATTGATAGCATGGATGCTTTATCTTAATGATATTACAGATGGTGGTGAAACAGAATTTCCAACACAGGAAATAAAATTCAAACCAAAAACAGGAAGTATGTTAATATGGCCAGCATATTGGACTCATCCACATCATGGGTTACCATCTCAAACTGAGATTAAATATATTGTAACTGGTTGGTTTAGTTTTATAAAATGATGAAAGAACCTTATACCCATGGAGACATATCTGTAGTTGTTCCTATGGAAGATATGAAATTAATTTTACAGCAATTATGGAAGAGTAGAAAGAGTGAAGAGAAAATAGGAGAGTTGTATGAGAAGTACACTAAACTAACTACTTTTGAAGAATGAACATAAGAAAATTATATAATCCACGTACTCCTTCATACAATAACTTTAAGAAGAAAGTTCTTGGGGGTCAATTTAGATGGGAATATCTTCCTGATACTCTTAGCTTTGGTAAGGATGAAGATGTTATTAGTACTATCGAATGTTTAACTCCAGAACAAAAGAGAGAGAAAAATTGGGGTGGGTTTCCAATGTATCATCATTGTATATTGAGAAGAGCTGAGGCACCTATAGCAGCGATTGAGAAACCTTTATATTTTCCAACAGTTGATAACCAAGAACTTGCTATGCAAGCAAGTGTGATGGTTTCTGATATTCTTAAGGCTAATCGTATTAAACTTAATATGATTTTTAGAATGCATCTAAACGCTGTTAGTCCACTACCAGAAGTAAGAACAGGGTACCCACATACTGATCATGAGTATCCTCATTATAATCTTTTATTATATTTTACTGATGCAGGAGGAGATACGCTTAGGATGGAAAGAGATTATAAGTATGAAAATTATACTCCTAATGAAGATGATTGTGTAATATTTGATGGTATTCATTTTCATGAAACACCAAAAGAAAAACGTAGAGTTGTATTTGTTTGTACCTATGCTTAAAAAAATTTATAATCCTAAGTCAGCAGAATATGTAGACTTTAAAAAATATTGTATGAGTGAACAGATTGCTTGGAATTGGTCTGAACGTCATTGTGAGATGGGTGAATACAATCCACCTGATTGGGATGATGATTGTTTTAATTTTGGTTTTTTTGGCCATGTATTTCTTTTACCACCTAATGAGAGATTTTTATATTCAGTACCTATATTTGAAAAAACCATGGAAGCACATGATGTAGTAAAAGGAATATTAGAATTTAATAAAATAAAGGTTAATAGAATTTATAGAATTGCTGTTAATATTACTATGCCTATTGATGGTGAAGGACATTCTTTACCACATACAGATCATCCCTTTCCTCATAAAAACTTAATTGTATATCTTACTGATCCTGAGGGTGGTAGTACAGTTTGTGAAGGTGAAGAGTTTACAGGGAAAGAAAATGATGCTATAATATTTGAAGGTAAACACTATAACTATCCTCCTAAGAAAGGTAGAAGAATGGTAATAGTTGCAACTTTTTCTGATTATGACTAAACTAAAACCAAGTAGACAAAGACATCAAGTGAAATCAAGATGGTATTATATTTTCTGGGGAACTGCTACCCTATCGGTATTTGTTGGCCAAATATATGTTGGTTCTGGATATCGTCAGATGTCGAAAGCATTTAATAGAATAATAGATACTACCTTAAAAGTTATAGAACCAAGACCTAGAGGGTACTATGCACCTTTAGTTCCACCACCTCAAAGTGGTGATTTTACTTTTAACGAGCAAGAAATGGTAATCAAATGATCTCAGATTTTTCAAAACAAATAAAGGAAGGAACTAAGAAGTCTCACTCTATGGCTGAGAACACAAGTTTTGTTGCGTCATTTCTTAGAGGTGTTATAGATCAAAAAAATTATAGACAATTAGTTGCTAATTTTTATTTTGTATACCATGAACTAGAAACTGAGGTACGAAGGTTAGAGGATGATCCTTATGTTGGCCCATTAAAACTTAGTGCTTTAGAAAGACATGATGCATTGGTTAAAGATTGTGAATTCTTTTTTGGTGAGAACTGGAAAGATAACATATATCCAACAGAAGCAACTAAACAATATATTGCTCGTATTAGAGAAGTAGCACATGAAGATCCTAAACTATTAGTTGGTCATCATTATACTCGATACCTTGGAGATTTATCTGGAGGTCAAATTCTAAGAAACATTGCTGAGAATGCAATGAACCTCACTGATGGTGGTTTAGAGTTTTATGAGTTTCCTGATATTAAAGATAAGAAAGAATATAAACAGATGTACAGAGAAACTCTCAACAAATTACCTGTAGATCAGTCTGATGTAAATGCTATTATTACTGAAGCAAATTATGCTTTCCGTTTGAATATGTACATGTTTGAAGAAATGGAAGGCGATTACTTAGTTTCTATGGTAAGATACTTATGTAGTGTTTCTAAGAAAACACCACTTGTAAAAAGTATTCTTAATATATTTGGACTATGATAATTCCTGAGGCTGATGCTGAATGGGCTGCTGATGAATTTATTGATTATTTTGGACACTTTACATCTATAGAAGATTATCTTCGTTATGTAAAGAGAGAGATTGTAACAGAAACAAATCCTTTAACTTCTTTAAAGGATGAATTTTTTAATGAGGATATTCATCCAGAAGAGATGGAATTTGATATTAAGTTTATTGGTAATAGATTTAATCAATCACTACCACAGGATCATTATAATAATCTTTTAAAAGCAGTTTCATCACATAATAATGAAAGTAATATACCAGGTAGAGAACTTCGTTGGATGGTCTATGAGAAAAGATCTCAACAAGTATTGGGATTCATTCGTTTTGGTTCTCCTACTATTAATTCTAAACCTAGAAATATTTGGTTAGGTAATCAACCTAATCTTTCTATATTCAATCGTCATGCTGTTATGGGATTTGTTATTGTTCCATCACAACCATTTGGATATAATTATCTTGGTGGTAAACTATTAGCACTTCTATGTGTATCTCATTTTGCTAGAGAGACATTGAACGAAGTATTCGAAAAAGATATTGGATTATTTGAAACTACATCCTTATATGGCTCTACGACCTCTGCATCGCAGTATGACGGACTTAAACCTTTTATGAGGTATAAAGGTCTAACTGAGAGTAAGTTCCTTCCTCTGCTCCATGCAGATGCCTTCCATAAACTTCATGATCATTTTACTAAATTAAATGATAATCAACCCCTTACAGATAACAAAGCATCTTCTAAAAAAATGAAACGTCAAACAAAAATGATTTCATGGATTAAGAATTCATTGAAAGAATATGGACATAATGATAAGTTATCTAAGTTTAATTCTGTTATAGATATGGCTTTTGGATTGACTCAAAAGAAAAGATTTTATATCTCTGATTATGGATATGCTAACATTCGCGAAGTCCTACTTGGCGAAGAAGATAAATTAAAGAGAGGTCAGAACTGGGATAAGTTTCATTTAGAGAATATTATTTCTTGGTGGAAACGTAAAGCAACCAAGAGATATGATAAGTTAAAACTAGATGGCCGTTTCAGGGATAAAGTCGAACTCTGGACTGAGGACAACAACATTCAAATTATTCGATGAACGAAGAAGACAAACATATTAACGATCTGTGGGAAGACATGGATCGTCTCAATGCATTATATGAAGAACTCATGTGGGATAATGATGATGTATTAGAATTTGTAGCTGATTACGAAAACGATAGAATTATTATTAAAAATAAATCTAAAGAAGATGAGATTGAATGATAAAACCAAATTGATATTTGCTTTAAATCATCTTGCCCATTTGCATGACCATATAGAGGGAAATTACTGGGAAGATTATTTAAGGGAAAATATTGAGAGTATGGAATCTGTATTGGAGGCACAATTAAAAAAATATGATACAGACTAAACCTCATTGGATAAAATCACCAGGTTGGTTACATGCGGTTGTTCCTCAATCCGTGAGAGAAGAACTGTTGTTTTCTATGCAGACTCGTGGACAGGATGCTAGAAATACTCTCAGAGGCCATCTTAAAGAAGAATATACACTTCCTATAACTAAGGAAGTTTCTAGGTTTGCACAATTATTATCATACCAGTATATGGAACAATTTAGTTTACATCCAAGTATGGGAGTACAAGCAAACTATCTTGCTTCAATTATACCTTTAGAAAAACTTGAGCAAAAGAATCCTGATTTTAAATTAGGTAAACTGTGGGTTAACTATCAGAGTAAGCATGATTTTAATCCACCACATATTCATACAGGTGCATTTTCATTTGTAATTTGGGTGAAGATACCTTTTGATTATAGAAAAGAACAAAAAGTATATCCAAAGGTAAATGGTAATGAGACTGCAGCATTTTATTTTACATATAATAGTACTCTCGGTGGGCAAGAGTCACACCATATAAACCTTGATAGTGAGTGGGAGTGGTCTATGGTATTTTTCCCCGCCAAAATGTATCATGGAGTAAATCCATTCTATACGTCAGATGAACAACGTATATCAATTTCTGGTAACGTGTATGTTGTAGATAAATGATTCCTAAATTTGAAAAAGGATATTGTCCTAATTTATTATCTTGGAAAGAAATATCTAATATTCTTAATGTAAG